CGGCTCACAAAACGCAGGAGGTACAGCTATTTTAGAGGAAGGCATGGACTTTCAGAAGGTAGGTCTTAATCCGCAGGATGCAGCATTTAACGAAACAAAGAAAGCTACAATTGCTGACATTGCACGAATTACCGGTGTTCCCGGTGTTTTACTTGAGGACATGGACAAGGCTACCTTTAGCAACATGGAGCAACTGTCTCAGATGTTTGTTAATTATACGATTATGCCTTTATGTGAGATAATAGAAGCTGAGTTTAACAGAAAGATATTTTTTGAGGTAGAAAAGTACCAGTATTGCACTCGGTTTAATCTTGATGGCTTGCTCAGGGGTGATGTGACTGCAAGGTCTTCGTACTACACAACTATGCGAAATGTGCTTGCCATGTCACCTAATGAAATCAGGATTAAAGAGAACATGAATCCTTACGATGGAGGAGATAGCTTTGAATTGCCATTGGCATCCAATATAAAAAATGACACAAATGCCATACAGTAACTATCCGCAGTCAGCGACTAATGCAGCAAAGAAGGCACTTAGGCATAAAGAAGAGAATGGCTCTAACTGTGGAACAAGCGTAGGCTGGACAAGAGCAAGGCAATTGTCATCAAGAGAAGCACTTAGTGATGATGAGGTTATCCGGACTTATAGTTTTTTAAGTCGTGCTAAAGTATATGACCAAGGCAAGTATTTTGATGAAAATAATAATGAGATATGTGGTTCAATTATGTATGATGCTTGGGGAGGTTCAACCATGCTACCTTGGGCAGAGAGGACTGCAAATAAAATAATGGATGAAAGAAAAAAAGAAATAAACATGGAAAAAAGACAAATAAATTTTGAATACAGAATAAAGCCTGAGTCTCGCACCATTGTAGGCATGGCTACTGTTTTTAACACTGCCTATGACATGGGATGGTATGACGAAGAGATGACATCGGAAGTGTTTAACGAGGCAGACATGGATGATGTAGTTGCTTTATTCAACCATGATCCAAACATGGTACTTGCAAGAACAAAGAGCGGAACATTAAAGCTAAATGTAAATGCTGTTGGTCTTGAGTACGAGTTTGAAGCACCAGACACTACACTTGGCAATGACCTATTGCAAATGATTAAAAGAGGTGATATTTATCAGAGTAGCTTTGCCTTTACTGTTGAAAAAGAGGACTGGCAGGAAGCCGGCTACAAAAAACCAAGGCGTATCATCAGAAGTATTGGCAAGGTGTATGATGTCTCAGCGGTCACTTATCCAGCTAATCCGGACACAAATGTTGCAAGAAGGTCCTTTGATGAAATGACAAATAAGGTTCAAGATGCTCAGGAAGTCTGCGACATTAAACAACAAAATGACATACATATTGTAAACGAAAATCGCAGGAATGCCCTGCATTTACTAAAATTAAAAACAAAATAAAATGACTGCAAAAGAGTTAAGAGAAAAGCGGGCTTCCGATTATGCGATAATGGAGGACTTGCAGAAGAAAGCTGCTGCTGAAGGCAGACTAATGAATGAAGAGGAAAGCAGACAATGGGATGCTGCGGACCAATCCTTTGCCAATTACACTACTGAAATTTCACGACTTGAGAAATGGGACACCATTAACCAGGAGGTGAGAAGCAATGTGATTGAGCAGACAATGGAGGCTTTGCCATCAAATGTCAGAGACATTGTTAAGTCAGACGATTACAACAAGGCTTTCTTTAAAGCAATTGCTAAAAAGGACCTTAGCCACAATGAGCGCAGCATGCTTCGTGAAATGCGTGGTACTGCGACTATTACGACTTCGGAGTCAGGTTTGGCAGGTGGCTATGTTATTCCTTATCAATTTAGTTATGAGCTTGAAAGGACAATGGCGTATTATGGACCTATGCTTCAAGTGTCAAGAGTTATAACAACTCCTCAAGCAGGGACACTGTATTGGCCAAAAGTAAACGACACAGGCACATCTGCTAACTGGCATACAGAGGGAGGAGCGGTAACGGTTCAAGACATGACCTTTACTCGTGAGACATTTGCTGCGCATGTTTGTAACACTTTAGTGAGAGTGTCTGTAGAATGGGCAAATGATGAGTTTGGATTATTGCCAACTGAATTGCCAAACATGTTAGGTGAGCGTTTAGGTAGAGCCTTAAACACTGCATTTACAACTGGTGATGGATCAGGTAAGCCAACAGGCTTTAAGGATGCAGCTCCTTCGGGTGTTGAATCAGCAGCTACTGGATCATTTACTGCTGCTAACTTAATTGACTTAGTGCATAGTGTTGATATTGCATACCGGAACAGTCCATCGGCTGCCTTTATGATGCACGACAACATTTTATCTGCGGTAAGGAAGTTAAACTTTGATACAAACAATCAGCCATTATTTCAACCATCACTCAGAGAAGGTCAGCCAGACAGATTGTTAGGCTTCCCTTATTTTGTAAATAATGACTTACCATCTGCACAGGCTGCTGATGCTAAGATTATTTATTTTGGTGATTGGAGCAAATACATTATACGCCAGGTTGCAAACAATGTCCTTGTGCCACTCCGTGAGCGGTTTATGGATGAGATGGAAATCGGCTTCTTGATGTATGCGAGGTATGATGGCAAGTTGCTACAAACAGCTGCAATCAAGCATTTAAAGAATTTATAAAAGGTTGGGAGATTATTAGGGAAGGTATTAATTGCCTTCCCTACTTTTAAAAAATAGACAATGGCTTGGAAAGTAACGACTGCACCTGTGAATGAGCCTTGGACATTGTCTGAGGTAAAAAACTACTTAAAGGTTGACACCTCCGCAGATGACACACTAATTACATCACTAATTACTGCTGCACGCCAGCAAGCAGAGAGTTATTTGAACCAGGCATTAATTACGCAAACAATTACTGAAAAGTTAGACAGGCTGCGTAATCCGACTATTTACCTATCCGTTTCTCCAGTCATTGCAGTTAGTACATTTAGTTATGCTGATTCGCAAAATACTACTCAAACATTTGATGCTGCTAATTATATAGTGGACACTTTTGAAAAACCAGGAAGACTTACACTTGCTTTTGGTAAATCATGGCCAACATTGTATGGGAATATTAATGATGTGACCATCACTTACACAGCAGGATACAGCTCGCAAAGCTCAGGAGTGCCATTCCAGATAAGGCAGGCAATTTTAATGATGATAGCTGATGGCTACGACAATAGAGAAGATTTTGTTAAACAATTACCTACGGCATCTCAGTATTTGCTCGACCAATACAGGTGTCAATATTTCTGATGAAGTTTAATAAGAAAGAAGAGATTGGAAGATTGCGAGAGCGCATAACTGTTGAACAAGTCAGCGAGGCTGCAAGTGCAACTGGTTATCCTGTGCAGACATGGACTACACTTGAGACTGTTTGGGGCAAGGTAGATTATAAAGGAACAAACAATGAAAATATAGATGGCGGTAAAATTACGGCAAAGTCACAGATAAGAGTTGTTTGCAGATATCGCACAGACATAAATGAGAAAATGAGATTAGTCTATCTAAATAAAAAATATCAGATAGAAAATGTACAGATAAGTGAGGATAGCCAATATTTGTATTTATTTGCTTCATTTAATGAAAACTACGCATAATGGCATATCTAACAAACAGACAAATAAACAACTTAAAGATAGCGCAAGGCAAGCCAATGAAAAATAAAATTGCTTTGTTTGGCTTAACGGATTCTATCATACAACTTGAACAAATATTAAAGGCTGTAACTATAGATGAGCGTATGGAGATTGTAAATTCAGCAGTTCCAATAGCACATGAAATTTACAGAAACCTTGTCCCTAAGTCAACAAAGACGCATTATTTTACAAGCTATTCAAAGACTAATAAATTAGGCATAGGAAGTGGCAATAGAAGATATTTATATGAAATTACACCTGGTAACATGCAGCGTTCAGTTAAGGTGTTATCAGATATTTTAAAAAAATATAAGTGGAAGACAGGTGCTGTTGGTCCACATTATGTCAAGGACCAAGGCAAAGGTAAGTTGCTTAATAGTGAGCAGGCATACAACGGTTTTTATGCCCACATGATTTTTGGCTCAGCCAAAGCATGGAGGACAAAAATAGTAATGAAGGCAAAGAGGCAGGCGGAAATACCTGTATTTAAAAAAATGATTGACACAGCAAAAAATGTAATGACTCGTGTGAATCAAACTATTTGGAAAATAGCATGATAGGTAAAGTAATATACGGAAGGCTTTCAACTGATGCTGCGGTGACTGGTACTTGCGGACTGCGCATCTATCCCGACATTGCTCCTCAGAATGTTGCCTATCCATTTATTGTTTATACCATAACCAACAGTGTACCGGTTGACTACAAAGACTCAATTGCAAACTTAGATGAATACAATGTGCAGGTAGATGTGTACACAAATAATTACGACACAACACAAACGCTGGCAAACAGTGTCAGGAATAGGTTAGATAGATTTGCAGGAACTGTAAGTACTGTTGAGGTGCAGACAATTAAGTATATGTCCAGCGATTCGCAAGCCTACAACGAGGACCTTAATGTATATTGGATGAGTATTGATTTTATGGCAAGAATGAAAAGATAATGAAAGTACGATTAATTAAAACTTGGAACAACAAACCTATCGGTGCTACAGGTGTATTCCTTGAGGACTTTGCAAGGCAGTTAATTAAAGATGGCATTGCGGAGAAGTTAGATGATGACTTTGTGGTAGAGGTAATGCCGGAAAAGAAAAAGGAACAGCAAGAGCCGATCTACATTCCGGTTCCAGTGCCAATGTCGTATCTGGAAGAAGATGATGCTGAAGAATTAAAAGATTTGTCAAAACCTAAAAAATAAATAAATGGCTACAACAGGAATAATTAATGGCACATTGATGAGACTTTATAAGGACTCAACGGCCATCGGCTATGCTACAAGCTGCCAAATGAACATCACTGCCACAATGCGTGAAATCCTGACCAAGGACTCAGCATCCGGAGGATGGAGAGAAGTTAAGAAAGGTCAACTTGCAGGCACACTTTCAACAGAAGCTCTGTATGCTGGCCCTGGCGATTCTTCTACTAATTACTTGTTTGATGACTTGTTTACCGACCTTGTATCCGGTACAGGTTTAACTATCAAGTTTACTACTGATGTTGCTGGAGACAATGTATTTACCATGACTGCTTTAGTAACATCACTTGACCTTAACGCTGCGGTGGAAGAAAACACTTCCTATTCTGC